CTATAAGACAGAGCAAATTATCAAAACCAAAGAAGACTCAGAATAAAGATGAAAGATTTACTAAACAATATCCATCAATTCTTTAAATTCAACGAACAATACTCAAGCGGACGTTTAATCTTTATTCTTGGCTCAATTGTTGTGTTTGGGGTGTACATCTACGATTACAAAAACAATGGGGTGCAAAATATTGTTATGAGTGTACTTGGATATTCATCCGCATCTATTACAATTTCTAAATTCTCTTCTTCGAAGTCTAATGAAAATAACTCAAATAAGTAATAAGGGATTAGACTTAATCAAGAAATACGAAGGTTTCAGGTCTAAAAGTTATTTGTGTCCTGCAAAAGTTCCTACGATAGGATATGGTTCGACCTACTATGAGGATGGAACAAAAGTTAAATTAACAGACCCTGCTATAACTGAAGAGGAAGCCACAAGATTATTGAAGGCTCTTTTAGTTACTTACGAAAAAGCAGTTGATTCTTTTTGCAGAGACGATATCAATCAAAATCAATTTGATGCACTTAGTTCATTTGCTTATAATTGCGGAGTAGGTAATCTTAAATCTTCTACCTTATTAAAGAAGGTTAATGCAGACCCTGCTAATCCATCTATTAAGAATGAGTTTATGAAATGGAATAAGGGTGGAGGTAAAATATTAGCAGGCTTAACATTAAGAAGAAATGAAGAATCAAATTTATACTTTGGCGAAGAAGTTTAGTTTAACTGTTTTTGCGTCGATTATTTTATTAATTTACGCATTAATGGTGGTTAGTGTATCGTCATGTAAGTCAACCAAGTTGACTAATACCTTAACTGAAAAAGTAAGGGTTGATACAGTTCGGGAAATCCGAATTACCGAAAGATTCAACGCAATCCATGATACATTAACCATAGATAATCCTTGCGATTCTGCGGGCATCCTAACCACTTTCTATAGTAGAATTGTCCTACCACAAGGGAAAATAGTAATTCGTAGCTTAAACGGCAAAATAAACACTACTGTGGACATTGATTCAATTAAGAATGTGTACAATAATATATACAAAACTAAACAGAGTTCCGATATCAAGTCATCTGAAAAAGTTATAACGAAGACAGTCTATCCTGCATGGTTAATTGTTGCAGTCGTATTCGAAACTTTGATTATTTTAGCGTATATTTATTTTAGAATTACAATTACATCATCTATTAAATAAAATGGCAAAGGCACTTAATGTAGCGACAGTTGCTGTAAAATCTAAGAAAAAGAATAAAGGCGTTCACGCAAAAACAAAAACATCAAAGGCTAAAGGAAGCAAAAACTATAGTAAACCCTATAACGGACAAGGCAAATAATGGAATTTGGACAAGAGAATTTTAGCTTATATAGCGAAGAGGATTTATACGAGATTAAAAGAATCTCAATGATAAGAAATAAATTAGAGATTCTGTTGGATTCATTAGAGGCTATACAGGTTCTAAATGAAGCTCGGTTTGATATAGAAAGTAAAATTGTTTATAAGTTATCCAAACTAATTGATTTGGTGTAATTTTTTTTTGGGTTGAAGTCATTGCAATACCTCGGTTTAATAAGCTGGGGTATTGTCGTATATAAGAAAAATTTTATAACTTTGATATAAATTAAATAGATTTCTAATGATACTTATAAAAGATGCACACGACTTTATTCGTATGCAGATAAAAAAGAATAAGCTTGGGTTTGTGAGTCCTGAAGATATCGACAGGGCGGTAAATCGTGGAGTATCAGATTGGATGAGTGCTGTTGTATTTAAGTATAAGCAATCAGGCAAATACGAATATGACCACCTATTAGTAAAAAGAACTACTTATTCAGTTACAGCATCTAATTATGTTCAAGTATTACCAACTGACTATACAGAGGCATTAACTATTTATGTCAATAACAATGGAACATTAATAGAAGGAACAGTATATTCTTGGGATGATTTTTTAGAGGTAAAGAATAGTAAGATACTAACTCCTGACTTATCTTATCCTGCCGCTACTATATATGTAGAGGATGTATCGGGAGTTGCTACAGGTAAGATAGAGTTTGCTCCTATCCCTATTTCGGGAACTTATACATTTACATTTGTATATATGAGGAGACCTGTTACGGCTGTTTATAAATACATAGCAACTAATGGAAATATAGCTTATAACCCAACAGGAAGTGTAGATATTGACTTAGATGATAGATATTTTTCTGATATCTTATCAAGAGCATTATTCTACTTAGGTATCTCTCTTCACGATGCAGATATAGCAGGCATAGAAGGGGCAAAAGACACATTACAAAAAAACGATGAGCGATAATGGCATACGTATATAGGCATATAAGATTAGATAAAAATGAACCATTCTATATTGGAATTGGAAACGATAATGAGGGAGAATATCGTAGAGCTAATTATAAATTTGGAAGAAATAATTTATGGAATAAGATATCTAAAAAATACGGATTTAAAGTAGACATAATAATCGACGATTTAACATGGGAGCAAGCTTGTGAAAAAGAAAAAGAGCTAATCTCATTATACGGTAGAATAAATCTAAACAATGGAATATTGTGTAATTTTACAGATGGCGGAGAAGGTGTTACTGGTGTAATTTTTAGCCAAGAAAGATTAGCTAAAATGAGTGCATCAATGAAAGGCAAATTAGCAAAAGAAAAACATCCTTTATTTGGTAAAGGTCACACAGAAGAATCTAAGGATAAAATGTCAAAAAAATTACTTGGTAAAAAAATGTCTCCTGAAAGATTGGCAAAACATTCTATTATATTTTTAGGAGAAAAAAATCCAATGTTTGGCAAGAAACATTCTGAAGAGTCAATAAAAAAGATAAGCGAAAAATTAAAGGGAATAAAAGTATCGGAAGAGCGAAGAATTAAAATGACAGAAAGGACTGGGGAAAAAAATGGAAATTATGGCAAAAAAAATTCTCAAACAGTTAGATTAAAAATGAGTCAAAATAGAAAAAATAAAATTTATATTTATAATACTGAAAATGGAATAATATACGATTCTATAAAACAGGCTTCTGAATCATATAATATAAGTTACGATATGTTAAAATTAAAATTATATGGCAAGAGTAAGAATGATACATATTTAAGATACGCATAATGGCAATAACCAAGTTTATCCTAGGGGAACAAATTCAACGAATTTATTCAAGATTCATTGACAAGAATAATATTTCAGACACAATCGACGCGCGCGAAATCGCATTGCTCGTTAATCAGTCTATCAATAAGATTCTTAAACTTCAGGTTGCAGAATCTTTTAAGGCTGGGCTTGTAGACGTACCTAAATGTAATCTATTAGAATATACTTGTGCGGTAACATTGGATTCTCCAAGTAGTCGTGCATATATCACATTACCTGCTATTCCTTTGACCTTGCCTATGGATATGGGTTTATGGAGTATTGCTGCTTCGGCTGCTCCTTTAACTCCTTACATCCCAATTCCTGCTCAAGATGCATTAGTATTTCAAGGAGCTAACGTGTCGGCATTAGAGCAACAAGTAGGATATTATATCCAAGGCAAAAGAGTGTATTTTACTAAGGATATTACTCAGGTAGCTAATGGCAGTATTACTTCTGTAATTGTTAACTTGTTGGTAGCCGACTTTAGTAAGTTGACTGATAACGAATTACTTCCAATATCTCCTGAAGTGGAAACTATGGTTATTGAAGATGTATTAAACACATTAGGATTGGGTAAAGTAGCTCAAGCAGAATTGCAATCTCAACAATCTCAACAACAATAATAGATGAAAACTAAGTCTTTAAATGTTATAGTTCGGGATGCTTTGCTTGACAGTGGGCTTCCTTTGCATTACTATACAAGATATCTGCATCATGGATTAAGAATCTTAGACGAGTTGTCTTTAGACTTTAATATGAGTAATATTAAGACCGTTGCTTTGGCGGTAACTTCATATCAAAGGGCGGTGTTGCCTACTGATTATATTGACTTTATTGATGTGTCTGCTAAGTATGGAGAGAGATTATTGCCATTAGAAAGAGAGAGAAATCTTAGTAAAAAATACAATTACGATTCTTCGGGTAATAAGACTACTTATCCTACTGCCACTTCAATCAATTATGATGAAGAAATTAACTATAGTTTAATTTCTGGTAGCAATAACTTAAATACAAGAGGGGAATTGGTTGGTAGATACTTTGGTCGTAAGCGTAGTGCTAAGTTAACATTTGACATTGACGAGACTAATCAAGAATTAGTATTTAGTAATGAGATGGGTTTAACTGAGGTTACATTAACTTATATGACCTCTGCGGTATCTAAGTCTTCTGCTAACGTAGTTAATCCTTATGCGACAGATGTTATTACTAAGTATATCTTTATGATGGCGGCGAAAGCAGAAGGAACTACATTAGGTAAGTTTCAATTAGCAAAACAAGATTACGATAACGCAAGACGTGTGTTCAGGGCAAGATTAAATGCAATGGATTATTCTGAAATCTTAGGCTCAACAAGAAGAGGTATTCACGGCAGTATCAAGAATTAACAAATACAAATTTAACATTTAACAAATGGCTAAGGTAACTCTCAGAGCGTCAGGTGGTTTAAACAATGATGTAGATGTTAATAATTTACCTGATGGTGATTATACAGTTGCAAATAACATCATTTTTGATGCAGGTAAGGATGGTGGCGCAGGCGCAATTAAGATGTTAGATTCTATTAAGACTCTTGGCTTAACTACTATTTCAGGGACTATTAAGGAGACGTTCTTAAATACAGATGGAACGATTTATATATTAAGTCGCATAGACGCAACTAATGCATCTATATATAGAATTGTTCCAAATATGTTAAGCAATCCTGTTAGCTATGCGAACCCAGTTCAGATGCTAATATATCCTCATGGAGGGATGGAGGTAACAACAGCATTTACTCCTGATTTAAGAGTTCTTGGAAATACTATTGTTTGGAATTATGCGAAGGAGGGAGACTATGAAGGCATTCCATTATTATTTTATATTCCAAGCTATTCATCAACTTTAATAACTACTACGTTAAGCAATTTAAAAATACAAAAGCAGACTCCTAACAATATTGTATCTATTACAAAGACAGTAAACGTAGGAAAAGAATTCTTAGAATCTACTGACTTTCAATTTGCTTTTAGATATCAATATAGTAGTTATGAGTTTTCGGCACTTGGGAATTATTCTCAAATATATAAAGGAGAAAAGAATACAGAAAAATACATATTTACTTATACGTTTCCATCTACTGTTCCTACTTGGGCTTCTTACATTGAATCCTATGTTAGGATAGGAAATAATGGTACTTGGAGAAGAATAGACACAAGGGCAGTTGTGGCATCTACCGCACCTACATTTGAATGGACAGGGCAAGTATATGAAAGCTTAGATATTATAACCACAGGAAAGCCATTTGATGCTGTGCCTGTAAGTGCATATAGCATTGAGGTAGCAAAGAATAGAATATTTTTAGCTAACATTCAAGATGAATATAAGGAGATATCTACTATTGTTCCTGATACTCCATCAAGCGGATACTCATTCCCTTCAGGCTCTGATGTTAAAACATTTAAAAGTGGAGTTTCTACAACGACAGGAGTTACAAGTACAGAAAATGGTTCTTACGTAAAACCGTTTGCAAACAATTCTACCTATGCAATTGGGGTAGCATTTTATGATGCGGCAATGAAGACGAGAGGAGTTGAGTCAGCATATACTAAATTCACAACGAATACATTTGATTACCCAATTATTCCAAGTGT